TCATACAAAGTGCTAACCAATATTCACAACAAGCTCTACCAGCTTCAGCAAAATACAAATTACCTTTGTAGCCAAAGTCTATGCCAAATAAATGTATAGCACCAACTTTATGCCAAAAAGCAAAAGCAATGGCATAAGCCACGGTATTATTTAAATAATGACAATTGGTTTCTTCGAGTATTTCTTTGATTGGATATTCAACCAAGCCTGGACATCTTTCATCTAACTCACAAGTATAGATAGGACCTTGATGTTTTTTTAACATTTCTTGCGCGCCGTTAGTTTGAAATCCAGCATCGTCACTGTCAAAAAACCTAGAAGCTGGATCCATCATAAAAACACGATTATGATAAATAACGTTACCAACAGCATTGATTGCCCAGACTTCATCAAACTTAGTACCATTGGTTCTAGCTAAAGCAAACTCAAACCAACTTTTGCCTAAGCCTACGATGGCAATTTTTTTGCCCTCTAAATCTTTTATTTTTTCCATTAAGTTACTTGTGATCTTAACGAATCGTAACGATATTCGTCTCTCCTACCTCTTGCTTCTGCTCTGTTTTTTAATCTAGAGATTTCTTGTTGAAATCTGTTTTCATACAAAGTTATTAAATCTGGTTCGCCTTTTAAGAAAGTGTAAGCTTCTACTAGAGCTCCATACAATAAAGTGTTTCTAGCGTTGGTTGATAACCAAGTGCCAGTGGTATCAGTAACTAAACTAGTTGGTCTGTATAAATAGTGTAACTCGACACTGTAGTTTGTATCTGGTACTGGAGCAACAATAATAGTTGAACCACTATTTGAACCTGAAGATAGTTCTTTATCAAAATCTGCATAGTACAAAGGTTTGGATCTTAAATTAGTATCAGAGATATCAACATTATATTCTTGCATAAAGCTTGGATGTTTCTTTAATAAAAATTCGTAATCATTATTACCATCAATAACTGCTAAAGAAAAACTACTAATAAAATCAGTCGGGCAAGTTAAAAATCTATTACCAGTTGCTAAGTTACCTTGCACATTTTTTCTAAAATAATCCGATTGTACTAATTCAAATATCCTATCTTCAGCATTTTTTACAAAGTCAGGAATGGTATTGGTAAAAGTTGTTTCAGTGCTTTCACAAAAATTTTGAATTAGTGTCGTTAATTCTGCGTAAGTCATGTCGTAATTGTAACATCCCCAATAGAGGCTGTTAATTTATTTCCTTTGATTTCAGATCCTATGGGGTCCTCAGTTGTTGTTACTTTACCCTCATTTACTTCAAAGTCAGTATTTGGTCTGGGATCTAATAAAGCCTCAGCATCAGCAACATGTCTTTGTGGATCTAACTGTGGATGTTTAGGACTCCATTGATCTGGGCCGACTAATAAACCGTCCCAAGTTTTTTTCATATCTTTTAATTTATAACGAAAGCCACTTATGTCACATATTCCATAAGCGTATTTACCTGATGTCTTAGCCATTAGTAGCCCTGGGTATAAGGTACTATTCTTAATGAGGCTCGATCTTCGTCTTGATCGGCTGCTCTTCTAAATTCTTCTTCGTATATTTCTTTCAATGGTAGAGTTCTTTCTGGAGCTCGTTTCATTGATAAGTAGTAAGCTAAACCTGCAACAAAGCAAGGATAAAAACGAAAAGGCATATCCATGGTATCGATAGCTGAATCAGCATCGTCCATTCTAACTATTTTATTAAACACCAATACGTCCGTAGAGTTCTCTGGTGCTGGCCATATTTTTAAAACTGGCGTATTTAATTTATCTAAAAAGAATTGTGTTGGTCTAGCTTTAGTAGTTTTATTTGGAATGTTGATGTATTCACTGCGACTAACTCTATCCATGCTGATATCAGTTTGTACTTGATTGGTTGTTCTTCTAACCACTACATCAAGAATATCAATAATATTGGCATTTAAAGTGTAATCAGTTGTGCCCTCAGTAACAGTTTGTGTTGCTTGTTCTATGGTCCATTGATTTAAACCACGGTTGGCCCATTCAGCCAACATTAAATTGATAGATCTTCTAGCTGTTTTTAAGTCGTAACCTGTTCTTAATTCTACGCCACAACGCTCAAACGCTTCCTCAATAAACTCGGTAACGTTTGGTTCAAAATTAGTACTACCTGAAGTTGCCATTTAATCATCCTCGTCATATAAATTATTGAAAGTTATCTTTGGATCTAAATAACTTTCGTGTCCTTCAGCTGAGTGAACCCATTGTGATGGCATAAAATCTGGAGCACCTTCTCCAGTTCGCCATAAGGCTGGGCTTGTTGCTCTAACTCTATTGTTAGGTAAAGCAACAAAATTGCCTGTCCACTTGCCAGCGTCAGTTAAATATAACACATGTGATTGTTTATGTTGAGCAGGATCATCAGCTATTTCGTTGTTTGTGTAATCAACTGTAAATAAATATTTACCCGTATAGAACTCGCCATCTATTTTACAGATCCAAGGACTAGAGCTGACTCGATCCATAATAATTACTGAGTGATCTCTTGATTCACAATCCCAAGGTTGAGCAATGTGATCTTCCATTGGCTCTGGCCATTGTTCTACTGGGATATCAGCAACCAATGCTTGAATAGGCATTCTAGCCCACATGGCACCACCATGGATGTTACCCTCTTGCCAATCTTCGTCATCGATTTCGCAACCAGTAAATACTACTTGAAAAGATAAAGATCGATCTGGAATGGTATTAACAGCAATTGCATAAGCATGAATAAACTCGCCATGATAATCCGTATGATTACATGTGAACTCTCTCCTTACCCAACACCTAAAATATGGGATGTTACTAATTAAGTTTGACACTAATTATTTTTTATTTTTTTCCTGTTCTCTGTTTTTTTCTTTTTGAATCACTTATTCCTTTTTGTTGTTTTCTATATGCCTCATTATGGTCATAAACAAGTATTGGTGGAGACTTCATTGCATAAACATCGATTCCTTTTTCTTTAAGTAATCTTTTTTTATTTGGATCTTTTTTTCTTACTTTTGGTGTTGCTTTAGACATACCACCTGGTGTTGTTTTAGCCATACCACCTTTGGCGTATCCTTTAGTTTTTTTAGCCATACCACCCTTGGCATAACCTTTAGTACCTTTAGCCATGCCACCTTTAGCGTAGCCTTTGGTTTTCTTAGTCATACCGCCTTTGGCATAACCTTTGGTTTTTTTTGACATGCCGCCTTTGGCATAGCCCTTAGTTTTTTTTGCCATGCCACCCATGGCGTAACCTTTTGTTTTTTTATAAACCATTTAACACCTCTTATGCGTAAGTTTTAACTAACTCTAAAATTATCGAATAAGTGTTACCACTACTAGCACTAACTGTAGTGAAATCTATATCACCAGTTTTACCAGATCCTGCGTTGTTTGGGATCCCAGTAAATACTTCGTCGTAATACTCATCACCTGTGCTATCTGCTGGTAGGCCAGTTATCAAGACATTGGTAGAAGCATCAAATTCAATGTTTACTCCCATGCCTCGACAAGCCCACCAAATCTTAGCTACTTTAACACCAGTGCAAGCAGCACCTTGGCTATTAGCAGCTAAAGCAGATACATCGACTTTTTTTACCGCCGACTCACCAGTGCCATCGCTGACATTGGTGAATTTTAAAATTGCGATCTTATCGCCATCGGCTATGGTTTGTGACGTTACTGTATCAGCCATAATTTACTCCTGATTATGCGTCAGCAAATGGTGTAACTATAGTGCCTGAACCTAAGATTAAACCTTCGACAGCATATTTGTTATCTGCTATTGCAGTTACTTTGACTATGCTACCAGCTAGTCCACCTTTGGTAGAACCATTCATAGTAATAACATCATTAGAAGCGCCAGAGATAAAAGTTTTACCTGTAGAGTCGTCTACACCTGTGTAGAGGCCACCAACAAATTTGTCAGTGCCATCAGTTAAAATGTCCATATCAGTTGCTGCTGTTTCTACTACAAAGAAATAAGTAGCACCTAAATTATTTAATTGATTAGGATCTGTAGGATCGCTAGGACTAGTTGCTACGATAGTAGGTAAAGTAAATTTACCATCAGCATCATTAGTCGTTAAAATTTTACCAGCGTGAGCTTCAACAGTTAAAGTTGTGTCTGCCGTCAGACTGACTACTGATGAACTACCAGCTGAGATAAATCCAGCAAGTGATTTTACTGGTCCTGAGAATGTACTTTTTGCCATAATTTCCTCCGTTGGAAATAAGTTTTATAGTCTTGGCTTGTCTGCTAGGTCAGTCTATAAAACAATTGTTACCCTAGTGCTTTCGATTATAAACAAAAAAAAAGGGGTAAACAATGTTTACCCCTGATTTTAATCTCACTGAGTTATAAAGTAGAGATTAAGACTTCTTTAAGATCTGTTAGAACTATGCTCCTGGTGAGCCAAAGACAGCTCTTGGATTAGAAAATCCAAAAGAATATCTTTCTCTCGCCTTGAAACGCATGTTGCCAGTATCGAAATCACCTTCCATTGCAGTTGACAAAGGAGTTCTTTCAAAATGTTTAAACCCATCAGGGCAATCAGTTTTGATAAAGAACGCATCTGTATCTGTTAAGAAGTGATTTACGACGTAGCCTTCAGGAATCATACCCATGTTTCTTACTGCATTGATATCGTTATCTGAAGTGCCAACTCTTCCTGGAGTGTCCATAAGCCTATCAGCAACAAACTGTAGATTTGTAGGAACGATAAGTTTCATACCTCTAAGAGCCAAGATCATGTCTCGGTCATCTTTGAAGTTAGCTATATCGATCAATGAATTTTCTAATGAAGTTTCATTCAAATCAGCAGCTGTGCTTAGCTCATTGGATAACGTGCCACCACTAGCTAATGGGTGGTCAGTAGCACAAAGCTCCTTACCATCACCACCAGTAAAACTAGAATTAAAAGCGTTGTTTAAGATTGATGCAGCTTTAACTTGTTTAGTATGAGCCATACTTCTAGCTAATGCTTTAGTATATCTCGCACCAAGTCTGTCATATAAGTTATCTTCGATAGCTTCCTCAGTAAGAGCAAATGCTAAAGCAATTGTCTCATGAGTGTATCTAGCACTATATGATTCTGAAGCCGTATCAAAACTTACGCCTTGGCCTTCTACTTTTGTAGGGGCGTTACCAAAACCAACGAGTAATACATCTTCTTCAAACGCTCTGTCAGAAGAAACTGTGTCGTAGATTTCGGCGTGCTCGTTTTCGTATCTTTGATACTCCATTCCGAAAAGCGCGTTCAAACCAGGCTCTAATTCTTTCGCTAATTGTGCTCTAGATATTGCCATGTGTTAAACCTCTTACGCTAAGCCAGCGCTTTTAGCACCCATAACGTGATTTTGAATAACCACAATTACGTTCGTGCCAGCGCTAGACGTATCGGAATTTTCTGGATCTTGAGAAATGTCAATAGCTTTCAACGGTAAAGTTGCTGTAGTAGCACCAGTTGAAGTGTCTAATTGCATGTTAGAAGTTCCAGATTTAGTATCGCCAACAGGTGATGAATCAACTATGTCAAAGTTACCAAACAAATCAGTGACGGGGAAAGCCTCGTCCGATTGAATAGTAAATTGAACCATAGGATCATCAATTACGTTAGCAACGATGTCGCTTGCAGCAATACTACCAGGATAATGGTTCTTGAATACTTGTTCACCAGTTGTTGGATCAGTGTATGAGACACCATTAAAGACACCAAGAATAGGTACAGTACCTGAAGCAGCATGTCTACCTATTGTTCCAGCAGTAAGTTGTGTGACCAAATCACCTTGGAAAATAGCAGTAGTCGCGCCACTCGCGATTCTGTATCTTTGTTGGCCGCCTGTAAATGGAGCGCCACCGATTTTACGAACTGGGATCAGACCCATTTTTGTAGTTTCGTTTGCCATGTTTTTTCGACGTTAAATTCCAAACGGTTAAAATTCAGAAGAACTATTTAGTCCCTCCACCAAATGTTACCTTGCTTTTTCTATCTCTAGAGATAGGCATAGCAGGATTTTCTTCACGCATTAAGTCGTTATCTACAGCTGTCATTTGATTTGCAGTTTGTTGTTGATAATACTGATCTCGTTGTTCGACGATATCTTCGTCTATTTTGCAGAGTATCAACCCACCGACACCGACAACCCCAGCATGACGACCTTCATCAATTGTAGGGTAATCGTAACCAGGAACCTCTTCCGGTCTAACTGGCTCCCAACCTTCTCTAAATCTTTTAGAGACGTTGCTTCGATCATCAAAACCTAGGACCTCAGCTCTGATCCAACGATACTTAACCCCAGGGGGTGGATCATTTGGAACAGCAAGCATACTTGGAGGAGTCCAAGGTTGCTTGGCTTTTTTAGTTTCCCTAGTTTCTTCCGATCTAGGAGTTTTGTTTACTTTTTTAGTTTCCTTATTCACGATTTTTGTAACCTCGCTTTTTGTATTGCGTAATCTTTAAATGAAACGCCTAAACGTTTCGCCAATCTTTGCTCGCTTGGAGAAAGCTCCACTCGATTACTAGGTTTGCGTCCACTTGATGTAGTGCGTGATGGTGAAGCAACCGTCTGGACGGGTTTTTGGTCAGCTTCCACGTTTTTAAATTTGTTAGGCAATTCTTGTTTTAGCCTATCGTCGAGTTCATTGTAGTACTCATCTGAATTTAAATCAAAACCTTCGTTCGCTAAATTTTCATGAATTGATAAAGCCACGTTGGTCATAATACGATCTTGCCCAAACCAATCGTTTCTATTAGCCCAAGCTTGAGCTTTTGGGGATGGTTGAGCATATTCATCAATCTCTGGTTGTGTTTCAGAAATTGGCGATTCCTCTGCTGGAGCAGTTTGAATATTATCCATTCTGGATCTCGCTTCACTTGCTTCAATGTATTTCTTTTCAGCAATGGCAGTACTCAAAGCTTCAGTTGCTCTAGCGATTGAATCAGCATCATTCGACTCAATGGCCTGTTTGTGTGCTTGTTTCGCTAGTTCAATTGCAGCTTCAGTCTCGCCTTTACGACTTTCAAACATATCTTTTTCAAAAGTCTGTTTGCTGGCTTTTAATAAATCGTTTTCTTCTTTCAGAGTTTTAGCATATTGTATTGCCATCAACTCACGACGTTGAAAATCTTTGGCTTGTGCTACTGCTTTGTTAATTCTATTTTGAGCAATAGCAGCTTTTTTCTCTACTTCAGATTTTTCTTTAGTATCTTCAATAACTTTGGGACTAGTCTCAAAATTTTCTTGAATTGTATCTTCTTGTAGAGGCTTTAAGCCATCTTTGTTTTCTTCCAACTCAATGTATTGAGTTTCTTCAGAGACCTCTTCATCTGCTCGTTTGCCAACTGGCATAGCAGCTTTTTCAATTTGCTCTTCAGAAATATCTGGAAGTTCGTACTCTTGTCTTTGTTCTTGTTCAGCCATATATTTTTACCTATAAAGTTTTGATGTCATCAGGATCTGTAATAGTTCCAATAATTTCATCGTCATTAATTATTCTCACTTCATGGTTGTCTTCGAGACGAAACTTCGCCCCAGAATAACGTCCAATCAATACCCAGTCTTTTGGTTTGCACCAAACCTCACCCTCAAATTTTTCTTTATCCTTATACGCAGTTGGACCTACTTTTAAAACGTAGGCAACTACTGTTGCTAAAGATTCTCGATCTAAGGTTGAGTCTGTTAAGTGAATGCCACCTTCGGTTACACCTTTACCACGGTAAGGTAAAACCAACAAACGCCACCCAGTAGGTGTCGGCATTCGATCTAATAATGATTTATTTAGCAAAGTTGGATCTAAAACCCTGTCCTCTGCTTTGATATAGGCTTCATCAACTTTTTGTTGTGCAGCTTTTCTGTCTTCGTCTGCGATGTGTTTTGGAACCACTAGTTCTGACATCGATTATTCCTCTGTTTGCAGCACCTCTTTTATTTCCGCCTCCAGAGAGCGAAGTGCTGTTAGCTCTCCTATGTGGAATCGGTAATCTTCAATGGATTGTATATTACCTCCACCCAAACTTTCAAGAATATCTTGCTCTCTTTGATGAATTTTTTTTAACAGCCATTCGGCTAAATTTACTGCTTCCATATATTTTTTGAGTCAGTGCAAGTCCTATCGGGGGGATATTGGAGAGATATGGATAACTGGCACTGACTACTAATCCCTCTGTTTAATTAATAATTCTGCTTGTTTAATTCTGTTGGAAGAGGCCAAACGATCGCGTCCTAAATCATCTTTCAGGCGTGCTATCTCTTCAGTAACATTTAATTTTTGTTTGGCTAGTTCCATTTGTTGCATGGTTCTTTGCGCATCAAAGTCTTGACGCATCATAAACTCTTCACGTTTTCTTTCTACATCTTGTGCTTTGATATTTAATTCTTTATCACGCAAAGCCACTAATGGATCCGGTGGCGGCATAGGTGGCATAAAGGCTTGATTGACTTGTGCCATTAAACCCGCTTCAACTTGAGCTACGTCTCTAGCCACAGCTTCGGATAATCTTTGTAACATTGCTTGAGCTTCGAGTGGTGGCATTTGTTGGAGCATTTGTATGGTTTGTAAATATTCAGGATCTTGACTGTTTTGCATTTCAACTAATTCAGCAGCTCGTAATGACACGTGTTGATAAACGTGAGCCTGTACGGCCCCCATCACGACTGGATTAGCCATGACACTGCTAGTAGCAGCAAATGACAAATGCACATTGATGTGAGCATCGTGATCTTGGCCAGGGAAAGCTTGCACGGGTTGACCGTTTAACATTAAGGAGTTTTCACCAGCTGGATCGGTCGGCATGGGTTGTGGTGGCGGTGGCAACAAACGTTCAACGTTTTGTACGCCCATTGCTGAATACATACGGCGATAACCTTCGTAAATACCTTGTGGACCATGAATCTGTGGATTTGAATTTACTACCGTTAAGATCTCTTGGGCCAACATTACGCGTTGACTCATGGAGAATATATTCGGATCTGAAACTGGGAGGACATCAACTCGATTGTCAAAGTCCATGCTCTTAATCATGGCATCGCCATTGGCAGTCATGTAAGGATATTCAGCTGGTAAATATTCAGCAAAAACTTTTGCTAACAAACTAAATTCAAAACGTTGAGAAGAATGCAAACGTTTGTGAATGGCTGACATAACTTTGGTGCCACGCTCTAGTAAAGCTACGGTGGTACCAACTGGCATGTTGGAATTAGCATCGCCAACTT